TACCCCTTCTTTTCCGTGATGTGTAGCCATTTATTTACTCCTTTTCTTCTTTAGGTTTTTCGACTTTTTTAGAAACCGCCTTTTCATCATGCACCTTATAGCCATTTTTTTCAAAATGTTCTACATGGTCTTCAACGCATTTTATTATACTTTCGCCTTTTTTCATAGTCACATTTTTAGCCATTATGCACTCCCTCTAGTAAATTCATATATTACCCTTGCTGTTATTCGTACACCACCATAGGGATATATTGTACCCTCGTCCGTTGATGCTTCAATAATCTGCGTATCTATAGCATTACCATTTCTAGTTATATCATTATCTAAAGTTTCTTCAACCACTTCTATAATCTGATTGCGAACTGTGTCTATATTTGTGTCTGTACCCTTTCCAAAAGCCACAATGAGAAAGTCTATTGTTCCTCTGTATGTTCCCGCTCCTGTATCGCCTATGCTTGATACTTCTCTAGTTTCATCGCCAGACTGAACAAATAAAGCGGGAAACTGTGCATCACTAAGTTCTTCTACTTCAAATGGTTCTCTGGTAATCTTTTTAAACTCAATCGGACTTGTCACCGCATCAAGCTTTGTAATTATGTCACCCGCTATATTTTCTCTTTTGCTCATAATCGCATTTCTTTGAAATAAAAACTCGCAAACTCTGCTTTTAGCTTATCTTCTTCTTTATTGCCTATAGCAAAGAATGGTCTAGTAATACGTCTTTTGCCTACCCCGAATGTGTCGTGATAACTGGCTATCTTTGCTCTTTCCATGTTTGAGAAGAATAAAGTGCTTTTTGTACCGCCTGTTTTGAAATCTAAGCTACGAAACATCTTACCAGTATCGGTAAGGTCTACAAATCCTGTTTGTCTACCCCTCTTTTTACGGCTTCTGACTGTGCCTTTAGCGTATGCCCTCATTTGACCCCCATCGGGTAGTTTCCCCGCCTGTGTACGCTTTGTAATCATCTGAACCGCCATATTAGAAACCCTATTCAATGATTTCTGAATAACAGCCTTTTGTTTTCTGCCTATTCTCTTTAATAGGTTTGTGACCTCTATAGAATTAACGTCTACTTTTACGTCTACTGCCATTAGCGAACTAATCTCAAATGATGTATAGGTTCTTTCTCGCTGTCGCTTACTGTACCGCCACCATCTTCATCGTATTCGACCCCATCCCTAAGAATAGCTTGAAATTCTTCTTCATATCTATCCCTATAGAAGTCAATCTGCACTTGAAATGCGTCTTTTCCTTCGCCTGTGTCGGGGTCACGCCATTTAGTAAGAATAGGATACACATATTTCCATAAGCATAAATAAACGACTGATTGTGTCCATTGTGAGTCTGTAAGTTTAGAACTATCCATTTCTACTGAAGTAATCTTTGTAATGTCCTTGTAGCGTACAGTATGCCTGTATCTTTCCCACCATTCTTCCCTTACACGCCTAATAACATCATTTTCAGCAAATTGAAGTTGGTCTTCGAAAGTTGTTACCCCGAAACCTAAAATGTCTGGCTGTATTTTTTGCAAGCTAGTATTAGCAACATTAAATTCGTTGGTAGCCATTATTCAGCTTTCTTTGTTTTCTTAGGCTTTTCTTCTTTCGGTTCTGGTGCGGGTTGTGCTTTTGGCTTGCCATCATCTAGCTTCCAACCTCGTAAACCCCAAATATTTATATTGTTTTCGTAATCTACTTTGCGTCTTTCGATTACCCTATCGCCCTTAACAAGCTTTACCATTTCCATTGTCATAATCCCTTAAAAAAAAGGGGGTAGTTTCCCACCCCCCATAGTTTTTATGTAGCTAGTGTGTCGGCTGTTAACTTAACGCCATAACTATCATGGATTTCGCTTACTCCATAAACTGCGGTTGCAACAATTTCATCCGCTCTTAATGAAGCATCTCTTTGTGTTTCTAGCTTTAGGTCTTGCATCATTGCTAACGCTAGAGCGTCTTGAGAGAATACACCACCAATAGAGTCATCAGAACCATCAACTGAAATATTTGAAGATTCAAAGATTTGAACCCCCGCAATAGTTCCTACGAAACCAGTTCGCATAGCTTCATTAGATAATTCGGTATCCCTACCAACAAAGGTGTTTGTCAAAGACTTCTTCACATTGAATATCTGCTTTGGGTGAAACACTCCATAGTAAGGTGCGGGTGCATTTGCTGTTCTTAGCTCTGCACTTGCTTCAAAGATGTCTTGAACTGTTAGTTCTTGACCCGCTCCACCCGCTTTTTCTGTTGAAAAGCCTGTGAATAGTGCTGATAAGTCTGCATCAACTTTTCTTGCGATAGCTTCACCGAATAATCTACCAATGTCACCCGCAACATTTCGGGATGCTGAATTTCTAGCTAAGTCGGTTAATGTGGTCATAACGCCTACTTCACTAGCTGTTATTGTAACCGATGTTGGGTTAACGGCTGTATTTGATAGGTCAGTTGCTTCGTTCACCGCTGACGCTGATACTGTTGCATAGATTGGAACTTCAACAGATTTACCACCACCCGCTATTGTGTAGTTTCTGACTAGGTTTCTCATTATTGACTGCTCGCTTGCTACGAACAATGCTTCAGCTACGATTTCGGTATAGAGTTCCGAAATGGTGCTACTGGTTGTTTCATTTGCCATTGTTTACTCCTTTAAATAAAACAAATTAAGGGTTTGAGTTAATCACATAAGGCTTAGAATTTCTTTGCTTTCGATATTCAGCATATTTCTTCCTGTCCTCTGGATTGTTCATGTTTAATTCACTCAGATTTAAAGGCTTATTGAGTTCTTGCCTATCCACATTTGACACAGAGCCAGAACCACTTGGGGTAGCACTAACAAAGTGAGGGTTTTGTGTAAGAAACTCTTGCACTAATTCGTCTGTGGTCAAAAGTTCACCCGCCTTATTGTATCTTGTAACACCATTTTTATCAAGAATTTCCACATTACCACTTTCATTAAGTTGTATATTCGTTTTTAACAACTCAACTACTTGGTCTGGATTGATAGCTTTATTCCTAGATGCTGAAGATAATAACGACTTATTTATTTTTATATCTCTTAGCTGATTTTCTAAGTTTTCTTTTTCTTTGTTGAATTCTTGGGTTCTGGTTTTTAGTATTTCTTCAAACTCACCCTTTTGAATTTTTTGTGCTTCTTCTGCTTGCTTTTGTGTCTTGACCGCATTTATAGCAACACCTAGCTTTTTATACATAATACCTCTTTCTTTGGCTAATCGCTTTCTAACGATTTCATTCATTTCATCTTCTGTGAATGTTACCCCGCTTGGTGTTTCTTGTACTTGTGGTTCTTCTTCTTTTGTTTCAGTAGTCTGTTCTACTTGGTTTTCTTCAGCCATTTAAATCTCCTTTATTTGGATAATATCTTTATAACAAAGTTTTATATCAAATGCTACTAATCTTCATCTTCTGGTTCTAGCCAATCATAATTACCCTCTTTACTGGCAATCTCTGACAATCTTATGTGTAAACCTTCACCCAACCATGCAAAATTTCTTTCTTCACTTTCTGGAATATTCCTTCTAATTTCGATAAATTTTTTATAATCGTCTAGGGTCAAATCTCTTTCCAAACGCAATATTGCTCTTGCTTCTTCGAATAATTTACTCATTTATAATACCTTCTCATTTAAAAATTCAATAAATTTAGGGTCAACTAATTCTGTTTTTCCTAATTCATACAGGCTGAAATTTTCTGCAAACCATTCAAATTTGTTTTCATCTGCATACGTTGTGGCACTTTTCCCCCTAAACCTAGATATGTTTTTAAGGTCTTTTTCTAATTGTGGTGCAAAATAATCACCTCTATCTTTTACAAACTTTTGTTGGTGAAGGTGGTGAGCGAATTCATGGTAAAATGTTGACCTTATTTTATCTAATTTACTTTCAAAAAAAGAATCTGACGTATATGGTCTGTCGTTAATATCATCGCCCATTTTCCATTTAGTAACTGATGTTCCTGTCCGTTCTAAAGTTAGATACCTTGCATTTAAATTTAAAACCCCATCACCCATAGACGCAATGTGGGTTTTTTCATTATTGATACCTCTTAATTTCGGAACATTGTATTTAACAGCCAATTCATCCAGTTCCTCCATAACAGCTTCTATAATCCCATAGTCTTTTTCTGACCATTTGAAGTCTATTGTTTGACCCCTTATCCTTCCTTTCCTGTCTTTGAGTATAATATGACCATAATATTTTTCTTTATTTGCCTTTGCGTCTATTGCGTCACGATATCGTGCAAGTCCTCTACCTAGTGTGTCTTTTTTATATTTTTTATCTTTTGCGTTTTCTTCAAATCTCTTGCCTAATTTGGTCAAAAGAAATTGTTTGGAAACTGGCTTTATGTCCTCTAGCTTTATTTTAGTTGCTAATGATGTTACGTTTACTGTTTCTTCATCGCTTACTGGTTCTTCTGGCACTTGGTCTACTGTTTCTTCACCCCATGATGGGTCTGTTGGAATCCAAGTATGTCGGCATCTATAGCCACCCCTTACTATAAATGGGTCACCAGTTGACTTGCCTTGCCATGACCGATTTATCCAAGTTTCTCTTATTTGTTCTTCTGTGAGTGTCTTATTCAACATTGTTTTGCAAAAATCTCTGCTATCTCTAACTAATGTTCCTGTGTAGGTGAAATGCGTAAGACCCGCTTCTTTGGCTTTTGCTATGGTGAATTGTCCGTGAAATTGCATTACTGAATCATGTGCTATCTGGCTTGCATAACGTCTTAGATTATTACCCGCCCTGTCGCTTGCGTATTGTGTATGTAGCTTTCTAACAGCGTCTTCTACTTGTGACCTTTTTAAATTATCAAACTTATTTTCATTAATAAAATCTACCAGTTCATTTATTTCTGCGGTGTTTGACCTCTTGTAAACTCCATTTATATGTGACCTTATATTTGTAACCATGTCTTCAAATGGTCTACCCGCTATGGTGCTTTGGTATACTTCATCGTTAATTACCTTTAGAAATCTTTCGGCTACATCTTCAAACCCACTAAATGACTGCGTTTTAAGAGCGTTCAAGGTTCTTAGGTCAACTTCTGTTAGGCTTTTGAACTTCTTAGGTATTGGCATTTCGCCAAATGTATCTAATACCTCTTTTGCAATCTTGTTATATTCATCGTTAATTATTATGTCGGCTTCATCTAAAAAGGTTGTTTCTATAAGGTTTCTAATTTGTGGTCTAAGCTGAATAGCTAGTCTTTGTGAAACAAGTTTACCGCCTGTTGCCCTTGTTACTTCTCTTACAACGTCTTCTTCAAGCCTGTATAAAACATTGATTATACGTTCTTCGTGTTGGTCAGCTAATTTATCTAGTATTTTTGACATTACAGCGGAAAGTCTTTTTTCCATGCTTTTATTGACCAGAAAGCGGGTGATAAAGACTTTTGCCCTTTTACTTCTTTAAGTACGCCACCCATTCTAGCCAGAAATGACTTTTGCCTTGCGGGTATGCTTTTCTTTATAGACATACCCCTAGCACCAAATGTAACCTTCTTAATCTTGCCAGTAGACTTGTTTTTAACATAAACACCAAACTTTTTCCGCTTAGATTCCGCTGTAGACAATCTAAATGGTTTGTTTAGCTTTACTTCTTTACCTCTATACTTTGCCATTACTTTCTTTTTCTCTTTGATGCTCGTCTAATGATGTCTTTGTCGAATGAGCCAGAACGACCCCTTTTAATTAGCTTGTTTACTCTAGCCATCGCCCAAGCGTTCATAGGAATTCGGGGTCTGCTACCCGCTGATAGAAATGCACCTTGACCCCTACGAAAAGAAGCCTTTAGGTCTGCAAGATTGAATAGTTTAGATTTCTTTGCTTTTGCTCTAAGTGTCGCTAATGTCTTTGCTGATAAGGGTTTTCTTCTTACTGCCATTATGTCCTGTTCCTTCTTCTTAATAATGAGCGTGGTATTCTTGCACCCGCTTTATACAAGGCACTTACTTGTTTCAATAAGCTTGCTCTAGCACTTCTTTTTGCACCTTTTAGACCCGAAAGATATTTTTTAGGAATACCAGTTCTTTTATCTTTGGGAACTAGCCTACGTTTCTTCTTCTTCTTCAACTGTTTGCCCTTCTACTTCTGTGGTTGTGAATTGACCTCTTACTGCCCGACTTGAATCTATTTCTTCATTTATTGATTTAATCATCTCACTATCATCAATGACTGCCTGTGCTATCTGCTTATCTAATTCCTTGTTGAATGTTTCTGATTTTATGCCACTAGCTTTTGCCATTTGTAGGAATTGTAGGTCATTCGCCCAATCTCTTATGTCAAACGTATCTGGATAGTTTATTGAACCATCAAACTGTTTATCTTGCCACATAGCAAACAATGACCATATCTGTTCTTCTGCGTTCTCAAGATAATCCGCTTTTTCTGATAATCTGGCGTTTAATAGCTGAAATTCTGTTTGTAGAGCAATACCACTAGCAATTTGATTGCCTGTTGCCCTTACTGAACCCATGTGAGTAATCCTATCAATAGCATCTACCTTGTTTTGTATACATTTCATAATTCCATCAAGGTTTTGACCGCTTGGCTGTATGATATAAGGCTTTAGGCTTGCTTCTAGGTCTTCTGGTATCTCTATTATAGACCCCGCACCCGCACTAGCTTCTACATTAGGTGTTTTTACAAGGCTTGGGTGGTTTGCTAGTCTGATTAGCTGTTCTTTCTCTGAATAGTCGTTATAGATTGACTGTTGCAAATATGCTACATCTGCAAGGTCACTTATACCTATAGGTCTTTTAGCACCCCTTAGATTATAGACATTTACTGCGGGTATCTTGCCTATTGGGTTAGGTATTTCTTCTATTAGTCTTGAATCACCTTTTGAATATTCTTCTGAATACTCCTCAACCTCATAAGTGCTTATTGTTTCTTCTGTGAATACTTTGATTATTGCTCTATCTGCGTTTATATCCTCCACAAGCATCAACATATCCAAATAGAATCTTCCGCTTGGTGACCGCCTGTAATTCCAGTTCACAACATTTTCTGGTGTGTAAATACTGATATAAGGTCTGATATCCTGTGCTAATTCTTCTGCTCTGGTATTAGCGTTTGACTGTGGCTTGTCCACTATGACCCAACAGTTGCCATAAATACTAGCGTTCATTTGTACTTCCCGCATCACAGTATTGAATGAGCGACCATCTAAGTCAGCATCCATGAGAAACGACTTTAATTGTTCATCGCCATCTAATGACCCATAATCTCTTGTTGGTGGAACTCTCCAAAGAAAGCTTGTGTATATCTGAACAACGTTCTTACAATGGTTATCAACAGGGGTATGTCTTATTCTTGCGTCATATTCTTCGGGTGACTCTAAAACATATCGGTGAAGGTAATAGCCGTTTTTGTAATCATTCCCGCCTAGATAACTACGAATATAGAACTCCCAATTAGCTATATTTGCATTCCATAAGTCGTGCTTGCTTGTAAGTGTTTCCCTATCCATTAACTCCACCTTTTAGGATGGCTTGGTGCAAAATTCCTTCTAAGCGGAAAATTATACTCTACTAAGTACCCTAGAGCATCATTCATATGGTCATAACCGCTATCTTTGTCGGGAATATGCGTACCTTCCTTGTAAATCTGACGTTCTATGCTTTTGATTGCATTTTTACAGGACTTAACAATAAACAAACTACTTTTACCATTTACGTTCTTTAACTTACTATTTACTGCGTTAATCCTATCCCTTACTAAAGGTGCTGTACTCTTACATCTTACATCAAATCCAGAATTTTTCAATATAGCTAAGTCGGTTGTTCCACCCGCTGACGTTTTTCTTTGTCTAGCTGATGGGTCTGGATAAACCACTATCTGCTTATTCTTATATCTGGTTTTAATCTCATCACACATTTCATTCGTATTACTACTGTATATTTGTATCTCATCTATCATAAAAATTCTATCATTTTCTATAACGCATACAACAGCACTCATAGGGTCTACGTTGAAATCTAAACCTATATGCAATATCCCACTATTCTTGCTGTACTTCTCTACTATGTTTTTATCTCTACTGAAGTTGTAGTAAATCATTCCAGAATAGTTAACAAAAGTCGCTTCGTATTCTTGTTGAAAGGTTCTTAGGTCTAGGTCTTGCTTTGCCTGTTCTATCTCGTCTTCGCTTACTTGTTCGCCCTCTAGTGTGGTGTATTGAAAGCTTTTCCAGTCCTTATTAGTTTCCCCCATTTTGTATAGCTCATAAGACCAGTTACCGAACCCTCTAGGACTGCCACAGAACAACGCATGACCTTTTGTGTCTGACAATGTAGGTCTAAGCACCTCATACCATGTTTCTTTGCTGATATCTGCGAACTCATCCATTACTAATCCGTGCAACCCTACGCCCCTTAGTGAATTTTCGTTATCGCTTCCCCTAAGTGTTATCTGGCTATTATTCTTGAGTGTAATAGTTAAATCGCTATGGTTTATGCTCTTTACCCATTTGTGCTGTATCATCTTTTCTTTTAAAACACCCCAACAGATAGCTTTAGCCTGTCTATAACTAGGTGCAACATACCAAACCTTTTTATTAGGCTGACTTGCAAACTTAGCTAATTCATTTATGGCTAGATATGTTTTACCAAATCTACGCCCTGTAATGAGAACCCTAAAGCGTGAGTCATCTTTGATTACTTTCTTTTGTGGTGCTGTTAATGGCATTAATCAGCCGACCATACTAAAGGTTCATCCAGTTCGCTTGTTTCTATCTTATCTTGTTGCCCTAAAATATTCTTGCCTAAGAATATCTGCATGGTCACATTACCCTTTTCAGCCGACTTCCATTGTAGTTGTCTAAGACGCATTTTCATTTCACTACGCCCTTTTGTCAGAAATTCCGAATAACTCTTCTCAAGGAGGTCTGGTGAACAGCCAAAGAAATCAGCCATTTCAATGTTAGTACAACCAAATTTAGCAAGCTTTTGTAGCTGTTTTGTGTCTATGTTGTACTTCTTCGGTCTTGCCATCCTATTTATACCCCATAGTTAGGTGGTGTGGCATAGCTTCTCAAGGTTCAACCACTAATCATTGTACTACTGACCTACAACAAACAGTCCTTAACTATGTCGACTAATGCCACAATTAAGATTTACCTAATATTTATCCGAAAATCTACCATATTTTAGTTTTTCTTAATTTTTGCCCTGTTTTAAGCGTCATACAGGGGGTGTTAGCTATGTTCCGTGTATGTTTATACCCCCCAATATTAGACCTATTTCATTTTTTTTTATTTTGTTCCCTTTGCTTTTTCGCTAGTTTTTTCATTATCTCTACTGTTTTCTTTTTGAATACCCTAGTGTTTCTTTGTCCTGTATCTGGAACGATTGGTTTGAGTGCAAATATTTTTTCGTAATCTTTATCCATAATTTTTCCCTGTTTTTAAATTTCATTTCCCCAACAATCCCAACCCTCATGCTTTTGTCTGGCAAACAATTCTATTCGGGGTAAATCACCCATCAATTTTACAATTTTCGTCCTTGTGCAATCTGGCTTCCTTGAATGTTCTCTAATTGGGTCATAGATTAGTTGGTGTACTTTATTACTTTTTCTTCTTATTTTTCCTTTTGTTCCAATCAAACAAATTTCTGAATTTGCTCTTGTCCAGTATCCCAATCCATAAAAACTATCAAATGAGTCTTGTGGCAAAAAAGATGTTTGATTGATAGAAAAATTTTTGTTCGTTTTAACCCAAACAAATCCGCAAGTTTTATAGGTAAATCCCCAACTTTTTAAAGTTTCTATACCTTCAACCAAATTTGGGAACGTCACCCAAATAAAAAGCACACAATCCTTTTCACAAATTGTTTGAACTGGAAGATTTTTTATGTCTTCAATATCCATTGTTTTATAATGTGCTGACGCTGACTTGTGACCGCCTTTTGCGTTCCAAGTTCTATAGCTCCAAGCGGGGTCAGCATAAATAATATTATATTTTTTATCTGGAAAGGGTATCATGGCAAATCCCAATAATAAGAACGAACACTACGACAATTCTTTTTGGTAGAAATAGGGTCACGAACTTGGTTGATGGCTGTGGCTAACGCTAAACATTCCGCATGATTATCGAATACAAGGCGGTGAACTTCGACATTAGCCGTTTCTATATCTGTGATGGTAATCAGATACATGGTAAAGGTTATGACCTCTAACATTTTTTTACAGCCTTTATTTTTTCATCCAGTTTATCAAAATATTTTTTTTTCCATTCTTTTGATAATCCCTCTAAATCTTCTTCAATATTTGCTTGAATCATTTCTACCGCTTCACACATACACCATGAATCAAGATTACAAAGACCCATTTTTTCTAACTCACAGTTTGATTGTGGATATTCAAGGTTCATAGCCACCCCCTCAAATCAAGATACTTTTCGGCTTGTTCTTTCGTAAACTCACCTTCTGCTATTGCTCTTTGAACATCCCCTGTATGATGCCTAGCTG